CATGCTCTAATGCAGTACCACGAATAACAGTAGGATCTAAGTTATCCGTTTTCTTAATTTTTTGTCTGACCCTTCTGATTTTCATAGGGTCGATATAACGAAGTTCCGTGATACCTCTCTTGGGATCATTGAGGTCAATTACCTTATGGTAATATGCTCTACCATCAACATACCAGTTACGGATAAGTTCATGTGCCCTCATATCAAAACTGAGAAGACGTTTGATATACTCAAACTCTTCTCGTATGCGCTTCTTAACTGAAGCTCCAACCTGTAAATTGGTTAGATCAATCTGAACACATGTATCATTTGAATCACTAACAACAAACTCGTTAACGATATCATCAATCGCAGAGTCACACTCTGGATGTAGAGACATATCTCTATATCTCTTGATAAGGTCATACTCATTTCTTGCTGCAGCATCAGTTTCTACATACGTCCCAAAATAACCACCAGCTGCAACGGCTGTGCCGTCATCAGCATTAGGAGGAACAGGGGATTGACCCCTGTCCTTCTCCTTGCGGTTAATCTGAAATCCGAATAATTGACTCATCGTGTGCTGTACACTGTCTCAACTATTCTATTTAGGACTTCAGAAATTAGTCATCTACGGAGATAGATGGTGGGTTAGATGCTGCTGCTCCACCAGTTTCAGAAGTCCAATAGGACAACTGGAATTCAACCGTGAATTCAGAGACCTGATCATTGCTATCATAAGCAAGATCGATCTGAGAAATGTTGGTTGGGAAGCAATGCCAGAGTTTGTACTCTCTGATTACACTGCCGTTATCAGTTCCATCTTTTTCTAGTTGCTTAACTAGTAGATGAGACATATAACCAGTACCATCAGTTTCAGGTGTGAATAGTGGTGCTCTGTTACCAGCATGTGTATTGATTTGCGCTGCCCACTCTTCCATGAAAGCACGAATTCTCATGTCTTCATCGTTGACGAATGTTGCAGTCCAGGTATCGAATGTACGATCTCCTGCAATCTTTACAGTTCTTCCTCTAAAGGGAACTTCGATAACACCCAAATTGGATGCTGGGAGTGCTGCAGACTTACAAAGAATGTTGGTCAGATCAACGTCTGAACCACCCTTTGCAAGTGTTCCTGGAAACTCGAAGTTGACCAGGAACATATTAGGCTTAACGCCTTGCTTGATTCTCTGCAGAAACTCATTTACGTTTGAGTTAATAGCCATTGTGTTGTCCTCTTTCCTTGGTTAATTGAATCGTAGTTGTATCAAGCGCGTCCGACTACTTCACTGAAGGAAACTCCAGATCTAGTAGCAACAAAGGACAGTGTGATGTAATTGATCGAGCGGGTTGGTTTTACAAATACTTCAGCAACAAACTCGTTTCTATCAATTACAGATGCGGTGTTGTTTGTCTCATCGCAAACAACTAGGTAGTCAGTGATACCTCTTCTTGCCTGAACCTCAGTGAGGTAGGAAGAAAGTGCATTGGTGAAACCAAGTCTTGTGGTCTCATCATTTTGCTCAAACAGTACACCCTTAGCGAGTGCTTCTGCTCTCTTCTCAATGTTGATAAAGAGACGACGAACGTTAATTCTGTCGAATGCAGAAGGTGAAGACAATGCAGTCTTATCACCGAATAATGTAATGCCTTGACCAGGGAAAGAAACAATAGGATTGATTCTTGCTTGATAAAGTTCGTCTCTATCTGCACCAGTCGGATTGAATGCAAGTTTGATTGCATTGCGTACTCCACCTCTGTTCATTCCAGCAGGGGAGAACCAGTCATCCAAAGTTGCGGAAGTAGAAACACATAGACCAGCAACGTCTCCGTTGCAAGGAATGTAGCGGTACTTGTCGTTAAAGCGGTCGTAGAAATACTTGAAACCACTGTCTAGAACTGTGTAAGAACTAGAACCAAGAGTTGAGAAGAAGTTGATTGTGTTCTGCTTCTGCTGTGTTCTTGATAGTGTTACAGTACCAGAAACTTGATTCTCTTTATAAGCAGATAGGAAAGCAACGCAATCCTTTCTTAGTCCTGCAACTGTTGCACAGTATGCTGCTTTAGTCTTAGCGTTTGCTTCGGTTCCAGAAGGAACTCCACCACCCATTAGGATAAAGTCAATGTTTGTAGTTTCCTTATCAGCGAATAGGTCCATACCAGATTCAAACTCACCGTTGGTGTAGTCAAAATCATCAGAACCACCTGTTAGAGTAGTAGAAACTACACCACTAATCTTCATCCACAATCCGCTAGCGGATGCAGCACCCCATGCAGTACCTGCTTGGGAAGATGAAGGAGCGTGTGCCTGTGCTACAGCAGAACCAGAATAGACATAAGAAGAAACGAGTTCTAGTTGATCTACGTAGTATGCTGCACCACCTTCACCAGTTCTACCATCACTTAGTTTAGAAAGATATGTTAGTCTTTCGAGGATGCTTCCTTTGCTACCAGATAGAGAACCATCTCTGTCTACAACAGCGATGTGTAGTTCGTCATACTTGACGCCTCTGTCTGCAGCGAATGCAGAAGTACCAGGACGAGGACCGATAGCAGATAGACGGGTTAGACCGTCGCCAGGGATTCCTTCAGTTCCATCGGTGTTGGTGTTTGTCCACCAGTCGTATGCATCTTGGATAGCAATAGAAGTATTCTGAACCGTGCTAACAGTTACAGTACCAGCTGCACCACCTGCCTGAGTAACGGTGATTACATCATTTGCTTCATAAAGCGTACCACCTTGGTTAGATACAGCAGCAGTGATTGGACCAGTAACACCACCAGATTCAATCGCAAATGTTGCGTTAGCACCAGCACCCGTGATTGTGATCACGTCGCCTTCTGCGTATTGATCGTTACCAGCGGCGCTGATTGCGATGCTATCAACAACACCTGCAGTTGCAGTGAAGTCAACAGTCAAACCAGTACCAGCACCAGTTGAGGTTGTTGCTACTGCAGTTCCTGTTCCGTTGTAACCAGATCCACCAGCACTGATAGTACCAAGTGCTACAACAGTACCAGTTGAAACTGTGATATCTACAGTTAGAGCAGATCCATTACCACCTGTAGTTGTTAGGGCAGAAGCAGAACTATAACCAGTACCACCAGTTGTAACTGCAAGTACAGCTGCTACACCAGTATCAGGAGTATCTAGTGTGTCGGATGTGGTAAGAGGAGTTGTTGGATCATCGAGGATGACTGCAGCAGTGTTAGTGCCGTCCCAAGAAAGAACTTCTGCAGTCTGACCGCCTGAGAATGTTAGGTTAGTACCAGCGATCATTCCAGCAGGAACAGATGCGAGTCTAATATATTGATCAGCACCACGGTCAGCAACAATAACGTCTAGTGCGTTACCATGTGTACCTGCGGTTTTTGCTGCGAATTTCCATGCAGGGTTGCTTCCTTTGACTCTAGAAGCGTAGTCTGTCTGGTTTTCGATAACTGCTGCTGCACCTGCATTGACTGCTCCAGTCTTTGCACGAACAACTGCGAGGCGACCACCGTAGTTTAGGAACTCAGATGCTACGAAAAAATCGTCTGCATTAGAGTCACCAGGGGTGCCGAATGTTTCTAATAGTTCTCTCTGTGAAGAGACCGTGATGACTTCATTAATCGGACCCTTCTGGAAAGTCGTAACAATCGCAGCAGAAACTGCTGAAGAGTTTACAACTGTTCCTGCGGTAAGGTCGCGTTCCTTAATGACTACACCAGGCGAGATTTGACTTGCCATGTTTTTCTCCTGAAAAGTACCCAAATTTGTCTAAAGTTATTTATTCTTTTGAATGCTTCAAGTGGGAAAACACTGCATGAACATACTACCAGTCTGGATAAGACCAGTCAGGACCAGTTAATTTACTTTTTCTTGATTCTATAACTCTTTTTACTGTACAGTCTTTACACTCGTATGAGTAAGCAGACGGTAATCCTTTCTTTTGTTTTCTTATTAAGTAGTAATCTTCAATTAAAACTTTCTTCTGTCCGCATGATCTGCATGTTCTTTCTTTGAACAGAAGGTGTTCTAATGAAAATTGATCTTCTAGATTCATCAGTAGTTCCACATGTAAGATGCTGCTTCTTGTGTCGTTCCATACTCCCAAACGGTGCCGTCTCCGTCCACGAAGGTATCATCACCCATGCCGTCATCAACAAACCCAAAGGGAGCCATGTCTTGCTCAATCTGATTACGTTGTTCATCATAAATTCTTCTCCTAACATCTTGATCAGTCATTTCTTTAAAATACTCTTGCATGACTAACCACGCGAAGAGAACCATACACATTACAAGGTCATCATGGTATCCTTCATCTGCTTCCCATGCTTGCTTCTTCTGTACAAACGTAGTCAGTTCTTGGAAGATCTGGAAGTCATTGAATATTAATTTGTCTTCTTCAATAATTGCTTTGAGATTAGAGCAACCGATCTTCTTCACGGTTACACTCATCTTAACACCTAGTTGAGTTTTGTTTCCTGAGAATCCCTGACCCACAACTTGACCAGCACGTCCACGCATCGCACACATAAGTACGTTGGGGTATTCCAGATCGTAATTAAGAGTAGCAGCAATAGAATCGCCAATGTCGTTTACCTCAACTAAAATATATGGGTTGTTGTATTCTTTTGCTACCTGGAAGATGACCGAGGGAAACAGTACAGGCTTAATCTCGTTATTTCTGTACTTCGCAACGATCTGATACGGCATAGTGGTGATATCAAACACGAGGAAAGCAGAATAATCGCCACCGATTCCTCGGGCAACATCAACAGTAATAATGTATTCATGATCCTTTTCTGCCCTCGTATAAACGTCAAGTCCTGCATTGCTACTAATGGGGTCGGTAAATGGTATAGTTTGGAGTTTCGATGGACTGATCAAAGTATCAGCTGATCCAAGGAAGTCGCACTCAAACTCCTGTGCGAACTGTCTAGGTGACGTGTTCTTGATTGTCTCCTCTTTCCATTTAGCATCTCTACCTGGAACTTGTGACCAATGTACTTCATTTGTAATATAATCATTCTTGTCTCTTCTAGCATCCTCCCACATCTTGTAGAAGTGATTCATGCCGTTAGGCGTAGAAATGATAATTACTTTTGTTGATTTACCAGACGTAATAGTAGGATAAACCGAGGCAAAGAATTGCTCTGCAACATGGTTTGGAACGAACGCAAACTCATCGAGGAAGAGGATATTGAACGACATGCCTCGGACAGCACTTGCAGATGTAGAAGCAGCCAGAATCTTTGATCCGTTTTCAAGTTCAACATTACCTTTGTTCCATACAAGGATACCATGCTGCATCCACTTGGGCAAGTTCTCGTAAGCTAACTGTAGCCTACCAAGTAGTTCCCTGGCGGTAGAAGCCTTGTTAGCAAGGATACCAATATTAACACTATCGTAAAAGATAGCATAGTATAAAAGATAAGCGACAACTGTAGTAGACTTACCAGTTTGTCTCGGAAGTTTTGCAATGTTAAATCTGTTGTTGTGAAAATCTCTCAGGATATTTTTTTGAAAATCATACATGTCGAAGGGAACTAATCCCTCATCCAATGAAATGATTTTAATATAATTCATTGCGAAGTAAATAGGATCACTCTTACATTTGATCAACTCATTTACTTGCTCTTCTGTAAATTCAATCTGGGTTCCCGCTTTCTTTAGGTTCGGGTTACCCAGATATATTTCATTTTGAGACACAACAGATTCTAGATCACTACTAGTATTTAGAGATCGCCAAACTTATCTCGTAGTTCTTCCATAGATTTTTTCTTCTCGGAAATCATACCGTCGATATAACCAGCTCGGTATTCCCAAGTCTGACCACCTTCCTTGCCCTTCATTGGATTGATACATTGATGGTTACCTAGCTTGTTGCAAACAAGACCAGCAAGGTCAAGCTCACTAGAGTCAGATGTATTCCCAGTGCCACGCCAGATATGATTCCCATTAATCCACGTTGCTCCGCACTTTTCACATTCCTTTCTCTCTAATTTAAGTTCAGACAATTCCTTATCCATGGTCATCTTTTAGTTCCTTTGCAAGTTTGTTGAAGTTAGGTAGATCCTTTATGAGTTGCTGTTTTAATTTACGTCTCATCATAAACATCTTAAATTTAATCCACTGATATCTAATCACTAGATCAATGTAAGAAAATAGGCGTACCGTTTCTTCTACTCCAGCATATGCTACTAGAAGAACGACAAGAGTAATTACAAAATAAATTCCTAGCATAGGGTACACCCGTATACAAAAGATTATATCGTATGTAGTAAAAAATTGTGTATCGATAAGCTACATTATTATAAGTGTGGATTTACACATTCATTATTCTAGTAGAGTACCATGTGCTCTACGAATTTCTCTTAGTGCTTCCAGGTTCATATCCTTAGTGCCTCCGTCATAGGCATGGGCATAACCTTCTTCAATCATTTGTTCGTTGAGCGACACAGTTCCGTCCCCAATGTAAAGCCAACCCAGAAGACGCCCATATTTCCCAGTCCCACCAACAAGTTCAGTCCTAACAGACAACTCATCATCACCAGCCAGCGTGCCTTCGAGTTTCTCTTTGAGCCAGTTGGTTGCGTCGATTCCAAGTGCTTTCTCCTCTAGGTTTCTCGTCCTTTTCTCTGGCGTATCAACTCCTGCAACTCTAACTCTTTCTTTCTTGTATAGATCAAACCCGAGGTCGATAGTAACATCAATAGTATCACCATCAAGGACACGATTGATCTCCGTCACTCGGAAGTTGTAGCAGCTCTTCCTGCTTGGTGGCGTCAATGCTCCCATCTTCTAACTCTGCAAATGCTTGTCTTAATATGTATATAACTACAAACAATGCACCTGCAACTGCAAGTATCACACAGATAATCACTGACCACACAGGGTCGTTAGCATTATCTAAAGGTCTTAATAATAAATTCATTTCTTAACAGGCCAAGTAAGTTCCATTCCTACCGTAAGTAATAGGACAAATCCAAATACAAATATTCCGCTAATCATGTTTTCTCGCAAAAGGTTCCCAATGTTCCCATCCATGCTTATGAACTGCCCACATTCCAATGATAGGAACAAAGACTAAGATCCATGCGAGGAATCCCAATCCATATGGATTGTTAAGTACAGTCCCGCAAAATCTAGCAAACGTTAACATACGATTATCCTAAGAAAATATCTGGTTCTTCGTCATCATCAATGTACTCCACCATACGGAGTTGTTTGATACGTTCTCGTAATTGTTTCCTTAACTCTCTATGCTCATTTAATTCTTCTTGATTTAATTGAGCATTTCGTTTATCTAAACTCATAACTTGAAATGGTTTTCTAGAACTTCGATACGCTCCTCTTCGTGAGCAATGATATCAATTTGATCTTGAATAGCGGCTAGAACATCAGGGTGCTCTCCAATACCCACAGGGTTCTTTAGATAAATCTCAACATTTAATCTTGCCTTTTCTATGTTGCCTTTAGCATCTGCTTTAAGTGCTTCTAAAATTTGCTGTCTCATTATATTTTTTATTGATGGTTAAATTATATTTAATGGGGGTAAGCATTACCTATTCCCCATACAACGAATAGTGCTATGAAACTGAATATAAAAAATCCTGTAGTCCTTACGTGAGAAACTCTTTCCATGGGTCATTGTTGTGAAGGCAAGAATCGGGGTGTACCCAACAACTATTTAAATCATCTAGTCTTAATTTGAGTTGGTTATTTTCGAGTTTCAACATATAGATCTCATGTTTTAACTTTTTAATTAGATTTTGATTCAGATTCATATCGGTTCTTCCATAACTCCAGGAAATATCGATCGACTTCATACAAGTCAAAACGACTAGGTGCAATAGTATCTAGGTCTTCTGACCACTTCTTACATATAGATCTCATTTCTAAAGTAATACCTTCAGGGCGAAACATCCTCCCGAAGGAAGACATTGCAAAGGCGTACCTCATTTTAGTGCGCTGTTCCATTTCCTGAATAGGCGTCAGTTTCATAATAGTTATTTTCACCTTTTCTGTACCCGAAATATGCGGTGGCACATATAAAGGGTAATGATCCGAAAAGTAAGACATGTGCTAGAGTCATTGAATTTTTTCTTCGTAAATTTTAATTAGTTTAATTACTTGTTTTCTATCAGATCCACAAGGAGCATTCTTTATACACCTAAGAATTAGTTCATCATCACTGATAGAGGGTTTGATAGTAAACCCCCACTTATCAACTTCACCTTCTACAGGTGCTTCGCATGGATCAAACTCGTGTGGCATTGCCTGGTGATAGCGATTGGAAAATTTTAGAACATGCATCAACAGCATAGGGTGCTCCATATACTCCAGAGAAGATATATGAGATACCTAACTTACTACAATACTTTTCTAGTTCCTGAGATTTTGAAACGTCACTACTACTATGATCAATAATGATATCACCCTCTTCAAGTAAAGGTAGCAACTCATCAAGTGTGTCTTCTACTTTTACTTCTGGGAGTGTGATCTGAAAGATACCAGGAACTTTACCAGCACTAGTGAACTTCTTACCATCGGACTTAACTGCTTGAACAAGATACTCTAGTGAAGTTACACACCCACTAAGATGTCCTGCTTCATATTGTCCACATGCATTCTCATAGTTTGTACTA